CTTGGTATTGCTTCCACATCACCGAATTGATTTCATCAGAGGTGAGCGCGCGGTTCCATACGGCGACGTTGGCGAGGTTGCCGTTGAAAGGAATGTTTGCGCTACTGCTATATGATTTATAACCTATGACCGCATCGGCTGTGGTGTTGACCACTTGGCTCGTAGCTTGGCTTTGGTTTAAACTTCCGTTTATATATAGCTTTTGCGTTGTGCCGTCATAAGTACCCGTAACGTAAACCCATTCTTTTGAATTTATAGCGGTTGATGTTCTTGAGGCGTTGGTTATCGCGTAAATAATTTGATTGCTTGTGTTGTCTGCTATCACAATGCCATCGGAAACGGCATCTCTTTGGTCAAATACGCCGTAATTCGCCCCGCTTGCCGTTGCGTTTCTATACATCCAAAAACCTATCGTGTGGTTGGTATGGCTAAAAGGGTCGTTTAGTTGTATATAATCACTCGTCCCGTTGAATACCGCAGAGCCTTGTGAGGGGCTTGTTATTCCGCTTATTGCTCCCATCTCACTTGTGTAATTGTCAAAGTTCGGAGCAAGACACAAATTCTCACCCCCAACAATGTAGTTAGTCGTAAACTCGTCAACAAGCGGTTGGTCAGCAACGCCAACTTGTTGGAGGTATAAACCCCACGCTGCAGTATCGCCAACGCTGCTATCCCAATAAATGCTTCCCCAACCATTATACATCTTGCTTCTTTTTTAGAAATAACTCTAGTTTTTTCATATTGTACTCTTTAGGCTTATAGGTCTTTTTAGAGAACCCAGCCTGATCTTTGCACATCTCGGTCGGGGTAGATGTCTTCGTTGACATTCGTGTTGTATTCAGGATAATCGCTTTGATGAAAAGACATATAGTCCACAAATCGCTGAACATAGTATTCAGCCGTCTTCCTTGATTTCTCAACCAAGTAGTCAACCTCCCCCTTCTCTACGCTCGTAGAGTTTTCGGAGTTGTGTTTGAATACACCGCCATTGGCGATCGTATAGGCGGCAAAAGGTAAATACTCCATCATAGCGAAATGAATCAGCATAGGCTGAACATAGTCGTTGACCAATGACAAGTAGTTGCCCGAAAGTGTTCCCGCAATGATATCCGCAGAAATCTTGTCGTAGAGCTTTGTACCCAAATAGTTTTGGATATGGATTTGTTGGGCAATCTTGATGAACTGAATGAACTTATCGGTATCCACATTACCACCCAATGCGGTATTGCGTACAATGTCCTCTCGTTTAATGAATAAAGCCGTTGCCATTAGTTACGGGGGTTTAAGAATCCTTCATTGGGCATATCTACGGGGCGAGTAGCGACCTTCTTGTCGTTGACCTCCAACTCTGCACCCTCTCTCTTGGCTTTGTTTACGCTAATCTCGGCATTGGGGTTCTTGGCATCTACGCCTACTGCTCCCTCTTTAGCCATAAAGACCTTGCGCATCCAAAAATGATGGCAACGCGCTCCTCCTTTGTAGAGCCAAATGTCGTAGGTGTCTGCTCCTTGAGGGCCGAATCCCGCATTTACGGAACGATTGCCCATCTCAAGGATGTCTTCCTTGCGGTAGACCTTCTTTGCGCCTATCATCTTCTTGCAGAACTCTCTTGAGTTGCTTCCCGCTTTTTCGGGGGCGTAGCCATAACGCACCTTGTAGATGCGACCTTCGGGAGTTACGCCATCTTGCTTACTCTTGGCGTTGGGGAATGCCGTTCCAGTAGAGGCGAACTTGGTCATACGCTCCATAGCATCTTCCGCTTCGTAGTCAACAGGTGCTTCCTCTACCAATTCCCATTCATCCTCGTTGATGACTTCACCGACCTCGTCCAAAAGGTTGAACATACTGTCAAGGTGGTCATCGTTGGGTTCTTGTTTGGATAGTTTGATTCCCGTTTCTTCTTCCATCGTCTCTTGGTCTACGACCACACCCTCTTGGAACTCTAATGGTTGTAGGGTCTTAAAGTATAGATTCAAAGAGATATCGTTGTAAGCAAGAATCTTGTCCACCCCATCCAAAATGGTCTCTTGCATAGGACGGATGACAGTATTGTCAAACAAAATAGAGGCCGTCTTCAACTCATCGGCATTGTTACCCAGTCCGCTTTGGTCTTTAATACCCAAAAGCATCGGGGAAGTAACGCGGTGAGCAACCATCAACTTACGCATCGCCTCATCAGCCAAGAATTGGTATTGGTCAGAGGCATCAGAGAGTTGTACGGGCGTAATGTCCGCAGCCATCTCCTTATTGTCATTGAAAGCAAGGATGAATTTACCCGCATTGGAAGTGCCAGAGAACTTCTCCCCGATACGGCTCTCAATCAAGTAACGCTCTTCCTCCGTTGGGACTCCGTTATTGAAGTTGATGAGCATTGAAGGACTCATTCCGTTCTTGATGTTGTTGAGGTGGTAGTTTGCTACTTCCTCTTCAAGCTCCGCATAGGGCAACCCTCCTTGATAGTCTACTGGAGAGTAGTAATAGAATCCCGCACGATAGGGACGGATGTAGAGAATCTCAATCCCTTCGTTGGAAAAACCAAAAGCGGGAATCCGAATTGGAGTCTCTTTCTTGTTCTCTACCGCTCCCCAATCCTTTGCGTAGTAGTACGCCTCAATATCACCCTCATCGTTGCACTTCTCTGCTCGTAATGACTCAACGGGCATATGATATACTTCGGTGACTTTAGAATGGTCTTTTGAGTAGATGACTTGGAAGGCGCATTGACCCATCATCTTGAAGTCGGAGGTGACCTTACGCATACAATCCTTGCCGAACAAGGACTTCATTTTAGCGTATTGGTCGGGCTTTCTATTGCTATCGGTAGCATCCAACCCTTTTCCGTAGATCAGTTCGCCAATGCCGTTAATAATGGCGTTGTTTGTTGCGCTTCCGTTGTACCGATCAATCAGGTATTGGAAGTAGTCGTTGCTATCGCCATAGGAAACCCATTCCTTGCCTCGTTGCTCCTTGACAACGGGGGTGGTGTATGAGGATAGGTTTACAAATCGGATGTTGCTCATAAC